ATTGCAGAAACGTTCTGTATACTCTTGTCGCCTGATTCGTAAGCGGCTGAAAGTGCTTTAAATTCGCTTTTAAGCACCGATAATTCACTGTTTACAGCTTTTATGTTTCTGTTAAATTTGTCTGCACCGTCAAGCTGTAAAGTAGTTTTTATTATCCTTTCAGACATATGCTCTCCCTCTTTTCAGGTCTATTGATGTCTCGCAGTAAATACATTTGCACGATTTCTCCACAGGTATGATACAAGATTTCGCTGTAACTCATGCCTAATGCAAACCCATACGATTTTATGCGGTAAGAAACAGGAATGCGTTCTACTCTTTTTTTTCCGATTCCACATCAAGTAAATCGGGGTCAGGTTCAGGAACACCTTCAGGCAGTTCAAATTTTTGACCACCTGATATAACGGTAATAATTAACGTTTGATTTGCGATAATTTCGTTTGGTGACATCACAGCCATTAAAACATCGCTATTGATAAAATTTTGTTTTGTGCCGTCCTGGAGTCCCATAGAAATTTTACAGTTATTCTTAAAAATTCCGCCATTTACCAGAATCGCAAGGACTTCCGCAATTCGCTCAACCAACGAAGAAGTAATGATTAAATTGCCGTTATCATCTTTGTTTTCTTCTTCACGGTAGAGCCATTCACCGAGTTTGCTTACACTGCCGCAAAGTTTTTCGATTTCGATTAATGCCTTCGTGTTGTAGAAAAGTTCATATTCTTTTCCTGCTATATTTATTGTAACCATTTAACTCTCCCCTTTCATTCCTATCCTAAATCACAATGTTTCATCACAATGTTTCTATTGCATTGCCTGTTAGCTAATGTTAGCTTTTTCGTTCAGCCATGTACGGCAAGCCGATTCGCTGTCGAAAAGAACGGTATCCTCATAGATGCCCTCATTGCTTGCAAGTTCCATGATACGTCCTGCAATTTCAGGGGTCTGCCACTCGATTGACTGTCCTTTCGTATTCGTGGACTCGGACGGAAGCTGAAACTGCACCTTATACAGCCAAGTGCATTCGTACATCAAAACATTGTTAATTTTTTTAGTTTTGTAGAACCCTACCCCAAGATACGGAGCATTGTCACCGGCTTTTTTACGGATAATTTTTTGCTGATTCGGCGATTCGCCTTCCGTGACTATGGTGTGACCGAGCAATTTCGCCTGAATTTCGAGACTGTCAGAAACACTTGTGCCGAAATCGGTAACACCGAGAGTCAGAGTGCCTTCTGAGAACGAAGTGTCATTTTCAGCTACAGCGTCGTCGCCATAAAGTGGATTGTCATTTGATGTGATGTCTTTATTCGCAGAAATTGCTTTTCCGATTACAAACCCCTCTCCGTAAGTGGGTAAAGAGTTTTCGGGTTCTGCCGTAATGGGAGCAGCAACAGGGTATTTTAATCCTATTTTTGCCATTTTAAATCAATCCTTTCTCTTTTAGATATTCATTGTAAGTTTTTTCCATAGCTTCGGTAGCTTTTACTTGTACAACATCGTCAATGTCGTCAACGAACCTGTCACCGACAAAAGAAGTTGAACCATAGTGCAGAATAAAGGCTTTTTCGGCATTGCGAACACCTTTTTTCTTTCGTCTGTCTTTCTTTTTACCTTTATCCGTGCCTTGCGGATAAATTTCACGGATATTGCCTTTTTTTGTTGCTCTGGAGACTGCCACACTGTCACGCATTGCACCTGTATCAACATGACCGTGTGCAGTTATGCCGTCTTTCCACGCTGTTATACTTTCTTCCGCACCAGCGTCAAGCATTTTGTCGATGAGTTCCGACTGAATGTCGGTGCTTAATTTTTTCAGACTTTCGGTAATTTCGTCAAGTCCGCTTGTAGAAATAGTCGACATTTACACCACCTCGCAAGTATACGCATAATGTATGTACCCAGTATCTTTTTCGAAATCGGTTAAGCAGTCACGGAGGAAAATTTCGTCATTTTCGGATAGTGCTTTTGTAAGTTTTCCGGGGAGTTCGGAGTATTCATCAGCAGTGAAGATGTCAACGGCTATTCTGATACCAGTTTCTGAAATATTTCCGTCTGCACGGAGCGACTTCTGCCCGATTTCCCCCCAGACAATGTATTCTTTTTCTTTGCTTGACTCAAAGTGATAAACCTTGTCGGTGACGGTAAGCAGAACATCACGGAACTGTTTCAGTGTCATAGTCCACCTCAATTCTCGACAGGGAAAAGCGACTGATTGGCGGTTTAGTGCCGTTGACGTGCTGAACCTGCTCTATCCTGTAGAACCGTCCCGAAATCTTCACAATGTCCTGTGCGGAAATCTGACGTTGCATAGGAGTGCGGATAAGTTCGTCAAGTTTCACGTCTGCCTGTTTGGCGGTATAGAAACGGTTTACTCCGACAGTTTCATACCCGAAACGCAAACATACCGCAAAAACGGCAGTATTTACAGGTTTGTCGCCTTTCGGGGCGGTATTGCGGACTTTATAGAAATCCGCCACACCGTCATTGAAAGTTAAAAAACTCGATTTTTCGGAATTTGCCAGACTTTTCATTCGTCATCACCTTCATAATTTTGGGCTTTGTACCTCGCACGGAGTGCAACCAAATCAGACCCGAAATTTTTTTGAAAGTCCTCATAGGCATTATTGTAGATGTACCGGCACAAGTCGAAAAGAAGTTGCCGTGCGGAGCTGTCGGAATCAAAATCAATATCGTAACCCGAATAGCTATTCAAAACAGCTTCCGCACGGGTGAGAATACCGCTGATTTTTTCATCTGTAGCGGAATCTTCCCACGTCACATTCAAATAATTTTTAAGTTCTTCAAACATCATGTCTGAGGAGTGTTTTTGATATTTCCGGTGACATAAGTCGGATAAGAAAGCGGATTAAGTCCCGAAATGTCGAGGTACAAGAAAGAGTTGATGTCTTTCGGTCTGCCGTTGCCGTACAGACGGATAACATAAGTCCTCAAATCTTCAATGAATTTGTACTCGTCTGAGTATTCCAGTTTACCGCCCTTCGATGTTCCAAGCCCCATAAAATAGTTTTTTGCAATTCCCAGTACAGCATGACCAGCCGGAACACCTACGGACTGTATAATGTCGGTCGGGAACGGCAGAACGTTTGAAACGTACTGTCCGCCAGTAGTCAGAAGAGTAGTTGCAGGAACAATTTTTGTAAAATAGTCGGCAGGATTGCAAATGAGGACAACACGGTTGATAGTGCGTGGATTGTTGTTTCTGTCCTTGGCGAGCGTTGCAAGAAGTGAACCGTACTGAGCAGGTGTAAAGTCCGTGACCGTCACAGCGGACTTACGGGAATAGCCAGTAGTCTGACTGTACGAGCCTGTGAAATCTCTTGTCATGCCGACAGGTTTTTTTACACCGTCACCGTCAACGAGAGCCGTTTCAAGCCCGACTGCCAGAGCGTCCGAAAGAACGGCACGACAATAAGCGTCCACCCACACGGGACCCAGTTCCAGCATATCCTTTGTGCAGTACATGTATGCGGTCAGCTTGCAGAACGTTAAGTCGATAATTTCAACAGAACCGCTTAACTTTGTAGAAATCTCCGTGTTAAGTTCGTCCCATGTTGCCGACTGCTGACCCTGATTGTTCAGCACCCACTCAATAGCAGCCGAGGTGTTCTGGAAGTCTATGAAGTCAAGGAGAGGGTATTCTTTTCGCATGTCTTCAAGGACGCTGTCAATGACAGTCTGCGGAAGTGCAGAAGTAATACTCGTGATAACGCCTTCGCCCTTTGCGTTAGCAATAAAATCGTTATAGAACTTAGTTTCAGCAGTCGTAAGCTGACGAGTTCCACGGCTTGCGAGGATTGAACGGTCAGTCGCTTCGGAAATACCTGCAACTTGTTCTTTGATACGACTTTCTACAAAATTCTGCCATTCGTTCATAGCAGAACCAATTTTTTCGGTATCGTTTTCTCTCACAGCGTCAGCAAGGCGGTTCATAATGTCTGCTTTTTCCTGTTTGATTTTGTCAAGATTTTCAATCATAATATAACTCCTTACTTAAAGTATTTAAGAATCATTTCCGCATTGCTGCGGACTTTCGCAGAAAAATCCCGTGCGGACTGGTTAATCTGACTTTGCGGAATTTTTTCAGTGAACCTGTCGGCAAGACCGTATTCAATGCACTGTTCAGCGGAAAGATACGTTTCACCGTCCATTAACTCGGTAAGTTTTTCGGAAGTAATTTTGCCATTGGACTTTTCAAGATATGCATTTTTAGAAATTTCATTGAGTTTTTCGAGGTCGTCCGCACACTTGCGGAGTTCCTTGGCATTTCCTGAAACGAAAGCCCACACATTGTGTATCATCATGACGGCATTTCGTGGCATGATGACCGTGTCAGCAGACATTGCTATCACGCTTGCGATTGAGCAGGCGAAACCGTCAATGTATGCCGTGACGTGTGCAGGGTGACGGCGTAACTGGTTGTAAATCGCTGTACCTTCCAGAACCGAACCGCCCAGCGAATTGATGTACAGATTGATTTGCTTTACATCTGGATATTCAGCGAGCTTATCACGGAAGAAATCTGCCGAAGTTTCTGACTGTATTTCCTCACCGCTCCACCAATCATAAGAATTGCCCTCGACTGCTGAATAGATGTAAAGGTCAAGGGAATTAGGGTCAGACTGCTGTCTGATTTCCCATAGTTTAGCCAAGATTATCACTCCTTTCAAAATTTTTAGTAATGTAGTATCGGTCAGCCCATTCCTCACGGACGGGAGCGATTCCGAAAATTTTTCGTGCTTCGTTCGGACTGACCACACCGCTTGAAATCAGCTTTTCTACGTTCGTTGCGGAAGTCAGAATGTCAGCATGGCGAATTGTGGAAGTGTCGAATTTCAGTGAACAGCCGTCAATGGCTTCCTGCGGTGTGAACTGTTTTCCTGTAAATTCCTGCGAAATCATGCGACATAGAGGGTCAATGCAGTCGGAAAGGAAAAGTTCGTAAGCGTTTTCCGTGCCTGCAACGTTTCCGCCAATCAGCACTGACGGCACTTTAAAAGCCTGTGCGGTTCTTGAAACTGCCTCGTCAACAAGTGTTTTAACGTCCGAAATTTCAGAACTTCTTCCGCCTGCTCCGTCACTTATTTTGGAGTAGGAGTAGCCGTCAAACAGCGGAAGTACAGCGTTCGTATTGCCGAAATAAGACTTGAAATAGTCCGTCATCAGATGTTTGAACTGCTCTTCAAATTTGTTGCTTCCCTGTGCGACTGCCGAAATACTAAGTATACCCTTTTCGCCAGCCGACTTGACGTACTTGTTTTCCGCACTTTTGAGCAGGTTCGCATAAAGACCCGAAATACTGTCGAGAACTGCCGAAACATCAAGGCTGGAGTAATTCAGATAGTAGACACTTGAAATGTCGAAAGTCTCCCGGAACGTGTACCCTGAACGTGTCACGCCTGAAAATTTTGTGCCGTACAAAGCGTACTCTGTTTTTTGAAAATCCTCGGCAATGATTTTTTGACCATTCACATCTATGACCAGAACTTCATGATACCACAGCAAACGGCTGACAATTTCTTTCCAAAAATCGACAGCGTTCTGATTGACGTTCGGACGGACGTTCAGGCTGTACCACTCCAGACCGCAATATTCAGCACCATTCCTGTACGTTTTGACTTCACAGCCCGAAACGACCTCCGCAATCAGACCTACAACCACCGAAAGGGCGAAAGTCTGAACTGCTATCTGATTTTCGGTATCGTGACGGTATTCAGAAACGTCAATAACTCCTGATTTTCGGGAAAAAATATTTCTGAACCAATCTATGATTTTCAAACTTTTTCACTTCCTTTCAGTTCAGTAAACGTACACTTTCATATCCGGGATAAAATCGGTTTTGTTTTCGTAAACGTCCAGCACATCAGAAGCACATTCAGCGGATACAAATGCCTTAAACGTGTCTATTTTGCGGTAATGCTTTTCGATTTTTTCGTAAGTCATGTTGCCGTGCCTGCCGATTTCGATTTTGGCATTCCGACAGCACCACTTCATCATAGGACTGTCCCCCCATGCAATCTGATGATTTGTAAACTTGCTGGTAATTGTTGGAATTGTCAGCATTTCGTTTGAAGGTCGGACAAGCATTACATTCCCGTACTGTTTATCGGCAGAAAAGTTCATGTCCAGCAGGGCTTTTTTCAACCATTGATACCGATAGAAGTCAATGCCTGCCCTCATGATTTTTGCGTTGCGCTTTCGGGCTTCGTTTTCGAGCCACGCACACGGCAATTCTGTTGACAGCTCAGCGGAATTTACGAAAGTACAAATGCCCATGGCTTCCCATTCACGCAAAGGCGGATTTATGCCCTTTAAGTCGGGGGCGGAACTGCAAATCCATGTATGCGACAGCCAGTAGTCAATACCATCCGCACGCCACAGCAGACCTGCTCCGAGAAAGTCATTTGTCTGAGCGTAGTCAATGCCGATAACGCACGGTTTGCCGAAAATTGCGGTTTCGTCAATTGGACGGTTGCAAGCCTGAATGTTCGCCCATGATGTGATATCACCCTCATTTTGAGATGGCGGACGGTTCATCCTTTTTTTCATAAATGAACTGTTTGCAATCGGATTTGATTTGTATTCAGCATACTCGAGTTCCATTTCACGCTGTAAATGCGGTAAGAACGGATATGACGGATTTGGCTTGGTCCAGTTTTTCTTGTCGTGAACTTCTTCATCGCAGTCCAGACGGCAGAGGAACGGAATTGTGCCATTGTCAGCAACTTCTCCCGAGAGAATTTGTTCGCACTTCTCGAGCTGATTATCCAGAACACCATCACGCACATCACCATCAGTCGTGACGATAGTACGTCTTGCGTGTGGTTTTTTGCCGAGACCTGTAACAGCGACTTCTACCAGCTTGTAATTTTCATAAGCGTGGTATTCGTCAAAATCGACTTTTCCGGGTCTTCCGCCGTCCTTGGTCTTGAAGTTTGACGTTCTGAAACGGAAGGTCGAATTTGTATCAAGATTAACGATTATTTCCTTGTTCCAACGGAAATGTTTTTTCATTTTCGGCTTGTTTTTTTCGAGAACAGTGTAAACGTCCTGCCACGACATTTTGGCTTGGTCTTCTGCGGTTGCGAAAATGTCAATGTCGTATTCAGGAACGCCGTTCACATCAGTGAGCAGGCAGAAATCCTCGAACGCTAAATAGCCGTTTTTACCTGCACCACGTCCGACGTACATGAACAGTATTGGAAATCTCAACGTGCCGTTTTCACGGTAAACGCAGTTGTGAAGTGCGAAACAGAACTTTTCCCAGTCGAAAAGCTGAAAAGGAAAGTATTTCTGGTACGACAGGTATTTGTCAAGCTGATTCTGATTGACGGTCAGACGTTCGGTTCGGAAAATTTTTTCAATGAGGTCGCAGAGTTGGAACTGTTCCCGACAGCAAGCGTATTTCCCTGACCTGACGAGTTTAATATAGTTGTCGATTTCTCTACAGTTCGTCATTTTCGTCAGTTAGAACGGTATCGAGGGAAAGATTAAGCTGCTTGAGAATCGCCAACATGGATTTATTCGTGTCACGGAGTTCCTTAATGGAAGGGTTGCACTTGCAGACTTCGCACCCAGCAGAATTTTTTTCCCTGATGATTTCGCCACGTTCGGAAATGTCTGTTTTAAGCCGTTCAGAGATAGAAAAAAGTGCGATATAGTCGTCAATCAGAGCGGTAAAAACGTCAATATCAGCGTTGCGGAACTTCAACTGTGAAATCAGACTTTTCCTCAATTTATCGGACTTTTTCAATAATATCTCTCCTTTCATTCTGGGGAAACCTCATGCGTGAGGGTCAGTTGCTCATGGTTATATCCTTTAGCGGTCGCAGTTTCCCTTGAAAATCGTTTTTTTTCGGACGGGGGGGTCACCATTTTTCGCTGTTCGTGTAGCTTTCGGTGTTCCTGTACTTGCCACGTTGGTGCAGACGTTCGTGGCAGTCGAAGCACAACGGCATCAACTGAATGTTACCGAGTTCGTCCGTTCGGCTGTACGCAAGGTTCGGGAACTCTTTCAGCGGTCGGACGTGATGAACCAGAACAGCTTTTGAGTACTTGCCATTCTGACGGCAGATGTAACATTCGCCATGGTGTTCCTTAATGACGGAAAGGGCTAAATTTCGCCACTTGCGAGACTTATAAAAATTTTCTGGGATATTCGTGTTTTTATTCATAATTAATTATAGCACGGTTTAATTTCCCTGTGGGAGCGGATTTGTGGTGCATTTTTTTGTTGCGGTGACGGTGTTAAGATTTCCGCTATGTTAAGCGGTTTAAGGCGGTTTTCAAAGCCGTGAGTGGTGCAAAGTGGTGCATTTTTATTTTCGGTTTTGCACCACTGTTTTCCCCGATTTTAAGCCATTTTTTCAAGAATGGTGCAAAGTGGTGCATACATTTATTAAGAAAAAACAAAATAAGAAAAAGACAACGGATAATAATTAACTGATTTAAATTGTCCGATAGAGCAGTTTAATGTTTGTAAAAGAACTCAAAAACCATGCACCACTTTACACCACCGTCAAAGAAAACCCGAAACATAGGCAAAAAGAGTGGTGCAAAACCTAAAAAAATTTTGCACCACAAATACACCATTTTACACCACTTTGGATTATCTGATTGAATCAATGTAATGGCAAAGTTCCTTTTTAGCCTGCTCCGTTAAAGTGAGAGGATAGTAACGAACACCACGGGAAATGATTACAATATTCTTTTTGTCCCTCGGAGAAAGCCCGAAATACTGGCAAACGCTTTCCGCAAACTCCGACTTCTTCGGCACGAACTTCTCGCCGTTCTGCCTGCACCAGTTCACAAAAGCCTCATAAAGAACCTTGGTCGTGACCCTGTCGGTATGGCTTCCACGGCTGATACAGCACTCATTGATGAACTGCAAAGTAACATCATTTTCACGCTGATACTCCGCCAGCAAAGCCCTTGAATTAGCGGATTCCGTGAAATTGTAGTCTCTTGCGACTGCGTTCTGCAGATGAATCACAGCAGTAAGAACAACTGTTTCACGTTCTGCATAAAGCTTTTCAAGAAGATGTTTGTCCTGCTCCGCCCTCGGTATCGAATTTCCGCAAGCTATCGGGAGAATACGGTCATAGACGTGCGAACCCTTATCACCTGAAAACAATGGCAGACGGTTCGCACAGACCATGTAAAGACCGTTGTAGATAAAATCGAACGCTTGTTTTCCTTTTTCCTCGTTCCTCAGAGGACCTCCGCCCGTAAGCGACTTAAACACCGAAATATTGGAAAAACTGCAATAATTGCAGTCGTCATCAGCGGTCAGACGTTTGCGGTAGAGGTTGGAAGCGGAAAAACGTTGGTCAAGGTCTTCAAACGGCATAGCACAGAAGTTTTCCGTCCCGATAAGCAGTCTCATGAACTCAAGGAACTTGGATTTTCCGCTGTTTCCCTGTCCAATAAGCATAAAAGACTTCTTGAAACGTTCGATTTTTATGTTGGAAATGACGAACCCGATAGCCTCATAAAGCGACTTGACAGTATCGCCGTCACCGCCCGCAAGATGAGAAATGTACTTCTGGAAAGTCGGAGCAGGCTGTTCGACTGGATTCCAGTTGCAGGGAATCTGAATCGTACTCCAAATTTTTGGCGAATGTTCGGCAAGTGTGAGGGTATCGAGGTACAGAATGCCGTTCTGAAAATTGATAATATTTTCGTCCGAATCGAGACGGGTTTCATCTGCCACGAAGTGCGAACCGCCCCTAAATCCCAGTAATTTGGCGGTTTCCTCGACTGCACGGACTTTAGCCAGTTCGACCCCGTAAGGCTCGATAAACCCGAAAATCTTGGATTTGACCGTTGCCACGCTCACCCTGACGTACACACCGTGTTCGTACCAAAAGAACATTTGGTCTTCTTTGTCACGTCTCTGAACTAACAGAAAGTGTTCATTTTGTGTTATGTACTCGGCAAGAAGTTCAGGGCTGACTTTCAGTCCGTTTCGACCCTCAACAATCCACACGGGATAGGCATTTTCTTCCTTTGCAGACGGCTGTATTTCGGGGTTTGGAACGTATTCCGCAGAATCTTTCACAGCGGTTGCAAGAAGTTCCTTAGCCTTTTCGATTCCTATAGCTTCCGCAATGTCTGAAATGTCACCTTTTGCGGAAACTTCGGGATAAATCGACTTTGCGGAAACGATTCTGCACGGTATGCCGTCCTTTGTGAGACCTTCCGCCGTAATGCGACCTGCTTTTTCACCTGCCGTATCATTATCTGTTAAAATCACGCATATTTTACCGATAAGATACTTATTAAAATCGGACTTCCAAGCCTGACCTGCACCATTCGGGGAACTCGTTGCCGTAAAGCCCATTTTTTCGAGGGTTTCAACGTCTTTTTCGCCCTCTGCAATATACACTGTATCCGCCTTTTTAAGCCGTTCGCAGTGGTATAGCGGAACTTGCAGACCGCCCAGCCCCTTGACCGTTTTACCTTCCTCAAACCTGTACCAGACCGCAAATTTATTGCCGTCCGCCTTTTTATAGATGTCTTTTCGGGCGATTTCCGAGCCGTTCTCACTGGTATAGACGTGTTCACGCACTTTTGAAGATTTCGGTGTATTTTCGGCAATTCCGAACTCTTTCGCAAGCATTTGGCAAGCCTGTTTCGGCTCAGTATTTTCAAAATGAGCCACGAGGTCAATCACGCTTCCGCTTTTTCCGCACGCAAAACAATGGAAGGTGTTGCTGTCCTCGTAAATCTGGCAGGAAGGGGTTTTTTCCGCATGAAACGGACACAGAATTTTTCCTTCCCTGCCGACTTTGCAACCGTATTTTTCGGCTATATTTCGTACTTTAGCGACTTTTTTTACTTCTTCAAACAAATTCATTTTTTGACCTCCTCTAAATTCAGCATTTTAGCAATATTTTTAATAAACTCCGCACGATATTTTGAATAAGTTTTTGGGTGTGCGTCGTCTGGAAATGGCTTATAATAGGCGATATTTCGGAAAACTCCTTTTCGGTACTCCGCAGGAATTTCGGTCAGTGCGATTTCAATGCAGTGCGAGAACGGGTGTTCTGGATTTCGTTTTCTGCCGTAGTCACGCACGAGGTACAGCACCGCCATGTACGCAGTGTGCGGAATCCCGCAATTTTTCGGCTGATAGTCACGCATGAAAAACTCCTTTCTAAAAAAAGCCCCTCATCAGAGGACGAGGGGCGGTATTTTGTTTCAGAACGGGCAGTCGTCACCGATTATTTCAACAATTTCATGTGCGGACTGTTTAGAAGTCGCATTTGGCTGTGTTTCGGCAAAACTTGAAAGCGGTGTGACTATGGCATTTTCGCAGGTGAGATTTTTTCTTTGCGTTCCCTGACCGTCTGTGTACACGTTGATTTTGCCGATAACAAGCACTCTATCGCCTTTTTTGAGGTTCTGAACAGTTTGTCCGATTTTTCCGAAAGCGGAACAGTTCGCCCAGATTGTTTCTTCCTGTCCGTTGACCTCACGTTTTCCGACCGCAACCGAGAAAGTGACGTATGCACCGCCTTTCTGAGTTGCACGGACTTCCGCATTTTTCGGGACAAATCCCTCAATCATTACGAAATCGCCGATTTTTGTCTGCATAAAAAACATCTCCTTAAAATAAATCATTATTTTTAACATTTTCCGTCTTTGCCTGTGCTGTTTTTTTGTGGAACTCGTCCGTATCAGCGTCCCTGGTGTCGTCAATGCAGAAGAGACCGTTAAGGGCGTATTTTCGGGCATAACTGCTTGCAGTACCAGTGATTTGACTTTCGTCCATGCCCTTTTTCACGGCTGTTTCCCTTGCGTATGCGATATTGGAAACAAGCTGTTCAGAATCGCAGTCGAGGAGCGTGGCAGTCGCACGGACGTAATATCTTTCCCCGATTAAAACAACCTCGTCCGAGACCGTCAAAACCGTGTTTGTCTCGGAACACAGCGGTTTGACTGCCGTGAAAATGTCCTCACAACTGCGGTAACTGTAACCGCCGTATGAATTTTTCTGACCTTTCGGGGCTTTGAGTTTTGCCTGAATTACAGCCAGTTTCTTTAAAACCTCCTTCAATTTTGCACCTCCTTTCATAATTGTTACATTCTCCAACCAAAAACGGTTGAATTGAAAAACTCTTGACATATACAAAAATATATGTTATAATATAGTTGCTGAAGGATTATTTTTTTGAGAAGAGACTGCCTATACCGAAAGGCTGTCTCTTCTCTGTTTTTCGGGATTTCTGCAACTCTGCGATACGGCTTTCCTGCTCTGAAATACGGCTGTCGAGTTCAGCGACAAGTTCCCGAAGTCTGCTGTTTTCTGCGGAAAGTCTGTCGTTCTGCTGATTGAGAAGTTTCTTGTTTCGCCTTGCACGTCTCATGTGTTCAGCCTTTTGCTGTGCCGTGACCGCCTGTCTGCATCTCTGACAGTATTTCGTGCGGATAAATTTGTAGTAATCCATGTCGAACTCACTGCCGATATAGTCACGGCATTTCACGCAAATCAGATGCTTGTAACCGTGTTCATCGAGAGCGATTGCAGGATTGTTGAGTTTGGTTTCAGGATAATAAGTCAGACGTTCATTCATGCTGTTCACCGCCTTTCGTGCCGTTCACTCCACTGTTTTTTCCATTACGCAAACGGTCTATTCTATCGAGACTTTCAAGCAGGGAAGAACGCAGTCTGTCACGTTCCTGACTGAAAATTCCGATTAAATTTTGTCTGTCGGCACGGCTGAAATCTAAATTATTTTCACTGCCGTGAAGGTCGTCCCACTGGATTTGAAACTTAGTTTTGTCGTCCGAAACTTGTAAATCAAGCAGAAGTTTGTCTATTTTTTTGAGTTGAATCCGAACGCTATTCATATCGGAAATTATATCGTACAATTCCAGAAAATTTATATCTTCCGGATTCTTTCGGACTTCCCTTTTAAAGTCCGAACCGAAAATAAATCCAATCACGAAGAATATTATGTACCCTGTCATTGTTCTTCCCTGTTTTCTGCGGAAATCTTCAAATCAACCACGCTGTAGTATTCATTCAGAAAATTTTCAAGAATTTCCGCATCACCTGCATAGAACTGTTTACGTTCGGCTATAAATTGGCAGGCACGGAAGATTTTATCTTCTGCCCCTCTGATTGCCAATTCTAAAAGTTTTTCGTACGTCATCATGGTTTCACGTCCTTTTCAGTTTTCAAGTTTTGTCCTTTCGGACTGGTGACGGTACTTTTATATAGCGAACCGTCAAATCGCTTAATTCAGGCTATTTTTCAATGAACGTCTGCCAGCTCCACTGGTTTACTCCTGTGTCATATCCTGCTTTTCTGAGAAGTTCAGCTATTTCCTCAGCATCTTTTCTTGTCTCGCAGTAAATCCACTTTATTTCCGAACTGCCATAACTGCCGTAATGTACCTTATAAAGATACATTTCTTCGTACTCGTCACCCATGAAATCAATCGGGTTAAGACCTGTTTTTTCGTAATCATGAAGTTTCAGTAAAGCCCCGTACATTTCTCTTGTGCAGTTGTCAAGGTCAATACCTTTTATGCTCCATGTTCCGTCAGGATTTGTTTTTGTAAGCATTTTAAATTTCTCCTTCTTTTTTATTATTCAGTGTCCAAATCGAGTTCGTAGACGACTTCATCAACAATCGCTTCCGCATCGTATTGGTCAAGGTTTTCGTTTTCGTACATCAAAGTGACGACTGTTTCCGCATATCCGAATTGTTCAAGCAATTCTGTGACATATTCCTTAGTTTTGCGGTCAGGCATTTTAAATTCCTCCTCTTGACATATCATAAATTTTGTGCTATAATATGTCATATTATTGTAAATTCCTTTCAATTTAACTTCTTTTCTTTCCCCTGATACAGTGCTGTATCAGGGATTTTTGTTGATTCCGTTGCAGTCAAGACCTTGCCTGACCGTCACGTCATGGTAAAACCGCACCATAGCGTCACATACAATTTTTTTGCCGTACTCATGTTCAGGGCTTCCCGGAACAGGCTGGTGCAGTATCATGTTTGCTTTGCCTGCTGTATAAGTTGAAATGATTTCTTTTTCGGTTCTGAACTGTCTGAAATTCTTCCAGTTTTCAGGGATTTTTTTAATAGTCCATTCACTTTCGGGGATTTCCTCAATGAAGTCTCCGTCATTGATTATTTCCTGCAAGGTCTTGCATTTTTCCATAAAATCACCTCTCTGAATTTTATTCATTTCCATTTGAAAATATTTCCCTGAACCTTTCAACTGCCTTTATTTCTCCTTTACCGTTATCGGCAGATACCTGTAACCGTTCCGCACGAGCAAAAGCGAATTGCGTTCGGAAAAATCCACGCTGAAATACTTGCACACCGCTTTCAGAAAATTCTTCTTGTGGACTGTCGGGAAGTGTCTTTCAAGGCAGTATTTGCGGAAAACGTGCCACATCACAGTTATTGTTACACCGTCTGCATAGGGGTACTTGTCGGGACGTGGAACGCATTCGCTTTCCATGAAATCCAGTGCCAAACGTATTTCCTGCTCATCTCTGTCGGGAACGCTTTTGCTTTCAATCCTGCTCAGACGTTCCTCAAGCTGTCCGATACGTTCCGCCAGAGCCGAAAGGTCAGCAGTCTGAATTCTGTTTCTGAAATAAGCGTTTACAAGCTGTCTCTGTACAGCCCATGCCAAATCGTCCGTGAATGACTTCACTATCATTAAGTAACCTGTTTC